AACCCACACAGTCCGCCGAGAGTGTCGTCACCATGACCACCTACAAGCGGGCCGATGGCGAGCTGTTCCATGACGACTCGGCCTGGTTCTCGGACGACGAGGCGTGCCACAACGAGGTCGACTATGGCGGGTACAACCGCCTCGAATTCGTTGAGGAGACTTGGCAGTTGGTCAGTCGGCGCACCTTCGCCCTCGGCGCTCTTGAGCGGTGGTGCGAGACGTGCGACAAGGACGTGACCCTCAAGGAGCCGATCGACGGCCCCGTCTACTGCCCCGAACATTCCGACGGATCAGAGTGCGCTACATGAAGCGCCGAGGGCAGTGCTCAGTGCCCGGCTGTCAGGAACAGGCGAAGTGGGTCCAGGACCGAGGTGGGCGTTCCGGCCTCTACTTCCGGTGCGACGCTCATGCTGAGCGATGGCTTGCAAAGAGTCCTGGATCTCTCAGGCCCATGGGCGATGGATCGTAAGGAGTACAACCGGCGGGCCGTGGCCACGTTCCGCCGGCAACGGCGTGGTCAGACCCCGCCGTCGCACGGGCGGAACGGCTACGACAACTACGGCTGCCGCTGCCGCGTCTGCGTCGAAGCGAACCGGGCGAAGTCCGCCTGATGTGTGACTCCGGTACAGCGATCATCTACCACCTGGTGGACCTCGACACCTGGGAGGTGTTCTACGTCGGCAGTACCGCCGCCCCGGCGTGGCAACGGGTCCAAGGACATGCCGGGAGCCCCACGAACGACCGGATGAGGGACCTGTTCCTCACCCGCCGCATGGGCTTGGAAGTCATCGCCGAAGTACCACTAGCCGATCGATTCCAAGCCGAACGATCGGCCATTCACGACGCCCTGGACCGTGGGCATTCGTTGGTCAACACTCTGACATACGGCTATCTGGCTGGTCAGTCTCCACTCTTCTGACGTAAAACACACACTTGTAATACGTCGAGGGTCCTGCTTACCGTTCGGCTATCGGACCGCGAGCCTTCCTCGGCGTGCTCGAGGCCCTGGGAGCGTGCCTCATCGTCCTAGGGCTCGTGTTCTGGTCCCTTCCTCTCGGTCTGATCGCCGCCGGCCTGTTTCTCCTGGTGGTGGCGAATGCGCCCGGCGCGGCCCGCCCTGGCCCTACACGCCCCGGGGCGGGCCCCCGGGTTGAGGCGAGACGGTGACGGTCCTGGGTCGCTACCTCGAGCGCCGCACCGTCGAGAACCCGTCCTATCCGTTGACGAGCCAGGCACTCGTCGACCTGTTCACCCGCCCCGTCTCGTCCGGTGTGAGCGTCACCGAGGACAGCGCCTTGGCGGTCGCCGCCGTCTATCGCTGCGTCAGTCTGATCGCCGGGATCGCCGCCGGCCTGCCGCTCAAGACATGGCGGGACCAGCCGGACGGGACCAGGGTGGCCACCCGGACCACGGTGCTCGAGGCGCCGTACCCGTGGGTGACCCCGTTCGAGTACTGGCAGCAGGCTTACGTTGACCTGCTTCTGTACGGGAACACCTACCAGTACAAGGTGAAGACCGAGCTGGGCGACACTGTCGTCCGGCTCCTGCGGATCCCGCCGCATCGGATCACCGTCGAACGGGACGAACAGACCCCGCTGAACCCGGGTGGGAAATGGTTCCGGGTCGATGGCGGGCAGACCCGTTACGGCCCTGACCAGATCATGCACATCGCCGATATTGGCCTCGACGGCCTCGCCGGCATGTCAAGGATCGGGTTGGGTGCGGAAGCGATCGGGGTGGCCATCGCCGCCGAACAGACCGCGGCGAAAATGTTCGGTGAGGGTCTCCTGTTCACCGGGATCCTGTCGTCCGAGCAGGACCTGACCCAGGACGCCGCCGAGACGTTGGGTGCCCGGTTCCGCAAGATGATCGGCTCGAGGGGGCCCGGCGCCAAAATCCCCGTCCTCGGCCGGGGCACCAAATTCGAGAAGGTGTCGATGGCCCCGGAGGAGGGACAGTTCCTCGAGGGGCGCCAATTCCAGGTCCTCGAGTGCGCCCGCCTGTTCGGCGTCGACCCGGCCCTGTTGATGGACCCGACGGCTGTCATGAACTACGGGGAGCCGCAGAAACAGGCGTTTCTCGACTTCACGATGGAACGGTTCCTGCGGCCCGTGGAACAGGCTGTGAGCCTCCACCTGACGCCTCGTGGCCAGTTCGCCGAATACGTCCGGGGAGCGTTCCTGCGGGCCGACACCGCCACCAGATATGAGACGTACGCCCGCGCCGCCCAGTTCGGTTTGCTGACCCGGAACGAGATCCGGGCGTTGGAGAACTTCCCGCCGATCGACGGGCTCGACGAACCGCTCACCCCGGCGAATCTCGGCGGCGCCGCCAACGAACAGCCTGTGTCCGGGGAGACGCCGGCACCTGACAGCCAGGAGGTGCCTGTTGGCAACTGAACGACGGATTTTCGGGGTCGATCAGCCGATCGTTCTCCGCGCCAAAGGAACAGATGGCGCCCGATTCGAAGGCCACGCTGCGGTGTTCAACCAGCGGACCTGGATCGGTGACCCGAACCGCCGGTGGGGTTGGTGGGAACAGATCGCACCCGGGGCGTTCACTAGAGCAGCAGCCGAAGACGACGTCGTGTTTCTCTACAACCACAACGAAGACACCGTCATGGCCCGCACCTCCTCCGGCACCCTCAAACTGTCGGAGGACAAGACAGGCCTGCGGGTCAGGGCCGAGCTCGACCCGGCCGACACTGACGTGGCCCGGCTCCTCCCGAAGCTCGAGCGGGGCGACGTCTCCAAGATGTCATTCGCTTTCTCGGTCACGAAGGAATCGTGGGAGACCCTCGACGACGGCGACGAGCTCCGCACCGTCGAGGACGTAAGTCCGCTGTGGGACGTGTCAGCGGTGACGTTCCCGGCCTACAGCGGCACCGATGCGGCGCTTCGAGCGCTCGCTGAGGCCCGCGCCGCCACACGAGCGGCGGGATCCATAGCAGCGAAGAGAGGGCGGCTAGACGCCGTCAGAAAAGGTTGGTGATCGATGTCTAGTCGTGTTCTCGAGCTGAGGGAACGTCGCCAGAAGATCTGGGACGAAATGAAGGAACTCCTCGACGCCGCCGAGCGGCAGAACCGTGACATGAGCGGCGAGGAAAACGATTCATGGGAACGCCGCAACACCGAACTCGAGGAGCTGACCCGGGAAATCGAAAACCGGGACAAGGCCGAGAAGCTCGAGGAGCGGCTGAGCCAGCCTCAGGGTGAACCGCCCGTCAACGGCAACGGTCAGCGGTCCACACCGCGACCGAACGTCACCTACGAATCGGCGTTCCGGGCCTACATGCGGGGTGGGCAACGCAACCTCGACAATGCCCAGATCCGCATCCTCAACGATCAGGTACCCGAAGAGTTGCGGGCCCTGTCGACGACCGGCACAGCCGGCGGCTACATGATTCCGCAGGCGTTCTTGAACGACATGGTGCGTGTCATGAAGGCGTTCGGTGCGGTCCGCCGGGTCGCCCGGGTGATTACCACCGAATCGGGCGCCTCAATGCCGTTCCCGGTTACCGATGACACGGCAAATGTGGGGGCCATCCTCGGAGAAAACAGCCAGGCTGCCGAACAGGATGTGGCCTGGACACAGAAGACCCTCGGCGCGTTCATGTACTCGTCGAAGGTTGTGCGGGTCAGCTTCCAGCTCATCCAGGACTCAGCGTTCGACGTCGAGAACCTGCTCAACGACATGCTCGGCGAGCGGATCGCCCGCATCCAGAACCAGCACTTCACCACCGGCGCCGGCACCACCGAACCGCAAGGGCTTGTCACCGGGGCCACCAGCGGCGTGACCGCGGCGGCTACCACGACGGTCACTGCCGACGAGATCATCTCGCTGGCCCATTCGGTCGACCCGGCCTACCGCACGTCTGGTCGAGCTCGGTTCATGATGCGAGACAGCGCGGTTGCCCTGATCCGCAAACTCAAGGACACGACGAACCAGTACCTCTGGCAGCCGTCGTTGCAGGCTGGGGTGCCGGACACACTGTTCGGCTACCCGATCGAAATCAACCAGGACATGCCGGCCATGACCACCGGCCTCAAGCCGATCGCCTTCGGGGACTTCCAGGAGGGCTACCTGATCCGCGACGTGCGCGGCTTCCAACTCCTGCGGATGGATGAACGTTGGGCCGACTATCTCCAGGTCGGATTCCTCGGTTTCGCCCGTGCCGACGGTCTGGTCCGCAACGCCGCCGCCTACCGCGTTATCACGATGGCCTGATCGGAGGAATGACGAATGCCTGAAGACAGGGTGCAAATGCCGTCCATTGCCAAGGACGGAAGTTACGACCAGTCAGAGAATTTCGAGATCGTCGGGGACAAGGACGCGGCCAAGACGGCGCTTGCCACCAGCCTCGCCCAGAACGCCACCGCCGAATCGGGCGCCGCCGCNNAAGGACCAGATCGACCAGCACGTCGCCGACGCCGAATCGGAGGCCGAGGCGCTCGTCGAGGCCCGCTGGGTCGACCCGGCGGCGCGGCAAGCCGAACCGGAACAGACCACGACCCGCCGGTCTCGGCGTTCGTCGAGCAGCGAAGAGTAAATGGCTGATTCCCGGGTTCTGATCGGTGCCCCCGCCACCCTCACGGTGACGTTCTACGACGGTGGGGAAACGTCGGTTGATCCGGGAACAGTCACAGTCACGATCGTCCGGGCCGACGGCACGGCCGTGGCCACTGCGGCTGCCACGTCGGGGACTGGCACGTCGGCCCGGACCTACACCCTCGCCGCCCAAACCCGCCTCGACCATCTGACTGCCACATGGACCGGTACGACCGGGGCGCGGGTGATGACCACCCGCCATGAGATCGTCGGCGGGTTCTACGCCGAGCTCGCCGAGATCCGGGCCCTCGACGCGTTGAACAACACAACGAAGTATCCGGCGGCGATCCTCGAACGGGCCCGCTGGCAGGCCGAAGCCAAATTCGAAGACGCGACCGGCGTCGCCTGGGTACCCCGCCACGACAGGCAGACCGCTTTCGGGGACAACACCACCCAGCTGCTATTACGCTGGCCGCGGCCCCGTTCCCTGATCGCGGTGAGCGTCGACGGCACCGCCGTGTCAGACCTGACGACGTTTTCGACCTACGACACGGGGCTTCTCGAGCGGAAGAGTGGCGTCACTTTCCCGCGTGGTACCACCTCGTCGGGGAACGTGACGGTGGAGTACACCCACGGCTACGACCGTCCCACCGAAGACATCCGGATGGCGTTCCTCAACTATGTGCGTTACCTGATCCTCGACACCACCTCGAGGATCCCGGACCGGGCGTCGGCGTACTCCACCGAGTTCGGCACCTTCCAGCTCGTCACCGCCGGGTTCAACCGGCCCACAGGCCTCCCGGAAATCGACGCCATCCTGAACCAGCATTCCCACCGGGTGGCCGGCGTGGGGGCGGTGTGATGGCTACGTATGAAGAAGTGCTCGATCGTCTAGCCGACAAATTCACCGTTGGCGATGGCTGCTGGCAGTGGCGAGTCTTGAACAGCGAAGGCTACGGCACCTTCCGGGTTGACGGAGCGAAGAAGAAGGCGCACCGGGTCCTCTATGAGTTGATGGTGGGGCCGATCCCCGAAGGCCTCGACCTCGATCACCTATGCCGCAACCGGGGCTGCGTGAGGCCCGATCATCTCGAGCCAGTCACCCGAGGCGAGAACCAGCGTCGGGGCGTCCCCTATCGAACCCCCCGTGATTGCAACCCTTGGGGTCGACGGGTGACGCACTGCCCACGTGGTCACGAGTACACGCCTGAAAACATCCGGGGTGGCCAGGGAAACCGCCGGTCCTGCCTGATTTGCCACCGGGAAAGAATGGCTGAGTACCGGCGAGTCAAGCGGGAGGTGAGTTAAATCGCTTCACGCTCGACGGTCCCCACCTTCCGGGCCGCCCTACTCGCGGCCCTCCAGGCGAAACCCGCGTTGGCGGCGACGCAGACGACATACAGCCACCCCGGCGACGCCCGCGAAAACGAATCGATCTACCTCGGTGAAGTACGCGGGTCGAGTGAGATCCCCACGGTCAGGGCCGGCCGTAAAGCCCGTCAGGAGCGATACACCCTCGATGTGTGGATCGACCTGGATGCTGTCGGCCCCGACGCCGACACCGCCTCAGCCCGAGCGTGGGCCCTGTTCGGGGAGCTCGAGGACATCTTGGCCGACGATCCGACGGTGGGACTCGG